CTAGAGCCATCACGATAAACTGTGATGCCTTTACAACCTGTTTCCCACCCCATCATATAAATGTCTTTAACAGTTTCAACATCTACATCTGATGGCAAGTTTGTTGTATTTGATATTGCATGACATATCCACTTTTGTGCAGCGGCCTGCAATCTGACTTTTGCTCGCCAGTCTATTTCATTAGCTGTGGCTCCTGCATATGGACTACCTGATACAATTTGTGTTATAGGGTTTCGATCCCTATCGATTTCGGTAGAATTTAACCATTTTTCAAAGTAATGATGATATACCGTAAACTCTGACCACTTATCACCTAGGTCATCTACGAAATCTACAGAAGCTGTCTCATCATTAGGATTAATCTTTTTTCTACGAGTATAATGAAGCATAAATGAAGGTTCAATGCCACTTGTCGTTTGTGTTAAACAAGATACAGAACCTGCGGGGGCTGTTGTTGTATTTGCAATATTTCTTCGACCATACGTATGATAATCTTCAACCCTGTATGGTAATAATTCAGAAACTATTCTATTTAAAAAAGGATGATTTTCTTCTTTTTCTAAATTCCAAACTGGAAATGCACCCCGTTCTTTTGCTAATATAATTGATTCTTCATACGAAGCTAATGCCAGCCACTTATATATTTCTTCTGTTGTCTGGATCGATTCCTCAGAACCGTATGTTTGTTTTAACATTGCTAGTGTGTCGCCTAAACCTGTTATACCTAGACCAGTTCTTCGTCCTTTTAATGCTGCTTGACGAATTTTATTCCACAGATTTCTTTCATAATATTTTACCTCATCTGATTCAGGATCATTGTCAATTTTTGTAAGAATTTTATCAATTTGCTCTATTTCTAAATCGATCATATCATCCATAAGTCTTTGTGCTTTCATTGAAACAACTCTAAACTTACCATAATCAAACTTAGCATTATCTGACCACGGATCATTTACAAAAGATGTAAGATTGACCAGCATTAAGCGACAGCTATCATAAGGTGAAAGAATGATTTCACCGCAAGGATTAGTAGAAACACTACCAAAACCTTCTTTTTCGTATATATCAGCAGGCGTCATCTTCGTTGCCGTATCCCAGAATAGAACACCTGGTTCTGCTGACGCATGGGCACCTTCAATAAGCGCATTCCAGACTTCGTTTGCATCTGTATAATTGAAAACTTCATGTTCTTCGTATTGACAAACTGGCCAACGTTGTTTGTAGTCTTTTCCTGACTTTACTGCTTCCATAAACTCATCTGATACTCGAACTGAAATATTGGCACCGGTCACACGTGTCAAGTCACGTTTAATCTTAATAAAATCCATAATTTGTGGATGATGGACACAAATTGATAGCATTAAAGCGCCTCTTCTGCCTCCTTGTGCAACCTCTCTACAAGAATTACTAAATCTATCTAAAAAGACTTCAATTCCATCTGTTGTCTTTGCTGCATTTGAAGTATGCATACCTTTCGGTCGAATGGTTGATATGTCGAAACCTACACCACCTCGACGCTTCATAATTTGAACCTGTTCTTGGTCTGTCTTAAGAATACCTGCATATGAATCAGCTGGAGCTTCAATAACAAAACAATTAGATAATGATTGTATCTTTGATTCATTTCCAATCCCGCTCATTGGTGAACCTTGAGGCACGATATATTTAAAATCTTTTAATAGTTCATATATTTCTTTTTTATCCATAGAATTAGGATAACTCTTTTCAATTCTTGCAAATTCAATTGCTAGTCTTTCGTGCATATCTTCTGGCGACTTTTCTAAATAGTCTCCGTTTGCATCTTGTAACGCGTATTTCCCGGCAAATACTTTAGCCGCTAACTCGTCACCTCCAAAATATTCCAAACTACTATTAATAACTTCATCATATGTGTACATTAATTAATTCTCCCTAGTTTCCTGTAATCTCTTTCCACTTTGATTTTAACATATCTTTTGTTCCAGCATTGTCACGTTCAATAGCATCGACAATGGACATTTCTCTAACATCATCTAATACTTCAATTTTCGACATTGCGCAATCAATTCTTATTGGGAACATCAACCCATCGCGACCTGCACGATTTTTTGCCACAAAGAGCCGGCCAGCTCCTGTTGCTTTTTCCATAGGTTTTCTTGAAAGAGAAACAACAACATCTGCAACCATTGCCTTACCATATGCTTCTGACATATTTTCTAAACCAACAATCTCTGACTTTGCTGAGTCGCGATTGGCTTGGGATGCTGTCCATACTGGAATATTCATTTCCATCGCAAGATTCCTAAGTTCTTCATATACTAATTTAAGCTCATGTCTAAGTGAATCATAAGTTCGTGTAGAACGCATAATATCTGCATAATCTATCACGAGTAAACTGGGTTTAAAATCTTTCATTGCTAATTTTTCTAAATGATTTCTTAAAGTTACTATGCTTGCTGCACCTGTCGGGTATTGCTTGATAATCAACCTTCCAAAATCATTTTCCTCATAAGATTTCAAAACTGTCTCCTTATTTTCAATGACATTCGAAGATGGAATATTACATAAGTTGCTATCGTATCTTATTCCTACCGCAGTCTCTGTTAATTCAAAAGTGTAATGTACAACATTTTTTCCCCTACGTAATGCCTCAGCACCCATAGCAACGAGATAATGTGATTTTCCCACACCTGTATTCGCAACAACAACACCTATTTCTCCTCTTCCTAATCCACCATTTAGAACGTCCTTCTGGTCTAAATGTTTAATACCTGTAGCACAGGTTGCTCTATCAATTAAAACAAATCTTGATTCATGATCTTCAAAGAAATTATGTCCCAAAGTAGAAGTATTTCCTTTAAAAACAGCATCTTTCATAATATTTAAAACATCTTCATAGTTTTCTTGTTTAATTGCTTTTACACTTTCTTCCAGTGCTTGTTGCAATGTTTGTTTTTTACAAAAATCAAGAGTCTTTTCTTTAACAAAATTTAAGTCACCTATGTTTGGTGAGGATTTCATTCGTGTCAAATATTCAATAACTTGTTCTCTAAGAATAATATCATCGCCTGCTGTTAGCTCATCCTTGATAATCGACACTAATAATTGCATTGTTGGGAAATTACGATATTTTGTATGGAAACTAAAGAATCTATCACATAAAAACTGAAGATACTTCAATTCAAAATAATCATATTTCATAATTTCAATCATTTGTGCAGACCAATGATGATCATTCAATAGAGCCTGAAATATTTTTTCTTGAAAGTCTTTCCCGTATTTTGAGAAGTAATTTGGATTTTCCATCACCATAATTTTCCTTTAGTTAGAGTTCTTAGTAAATAACCATGTCTTAAGAAGTCTATATTCTTTATATTGTTTTCGTTTAAATGTTTAATTGCTTTAAGATTATTCCATGCAGGATTAAAATTTTCAATAGCTTCGTCAATTCTTTTTGTTTGGTAATGTACCAAATTATTAATATCTAAATACACTAATTTATAATTTCTTTCAATTAATTTTTCATTTTCTTTTATTCTTTTGTAGATTTTCTTCTTTGAATTTGCACCCCTCGCAGTATTTTCTGTAAACAAGTGAAAATAATTCCCATCAAACTCAGGGTCTACAAACTCCTTATACTCTTTTGATAGTGTTTTAAAACCCACACCAGGAACACCCGGGATATTATCTGATTTATCCCCAACAATAGATTTTGCCAAACAAAAATTATTAGGATGAATATTAAATCTTTTTATTACACTAGCTGAGTTAACAAAATCCTTTACTGTCGGTGAATATATTATTGTGTCATCACCTAAAAGCTGGTAATAATCATGATCTGCTGAAACGATTACTTTGTTTTTGTTCTTTAATTTATACTTTGTTATATAACCAATTGCATCATCAGCTTCTGCATCTTCTACATAAACTTGGCAAACTGGTAAATTCGATAAAATACCTATAAGTGTTCTAATTTGAAAGTTTCTATTTTCTAATGAATCAGGTATCTCATCATTACTATAATATCTGTTCATTTTTGCTGGTCGTTTGCCTTGTTTGTAATCTGAATATAAATCTCTTTTTCTTTTAGAGCCACCGCCTTCCCATACAACAATAACACTTTCAGGTTTGCACTTCTCTACTAAACTTATTAAGTTATAATAGAACCCAATAATGCCACCGATTTGCTCACCATTATCTGACATTGCTGGGTGTGCGATATAATGACGCATAAAAACATTTAATGCATCAAATATCAAAACTCGATTTTTTATCATTACATATCCAATTCATCTGCTAGTGCCTTCATCTCTTCATAAGACTCAGTATCAATATCTACACCATCAGAAGTACCCATCTTTTTAATCATTGCATCTTTTAAAATAATATCAACAATCGGGCCCCAAAATTTATCTTCAATAATCTCATTAAACTCTGTTTTTCTAAATTTTTTCGAATCAAGCATCGTACCATTCCCATCAAACATTTCTATTGTTTTCCACCCGCTTGTACCTGACACTTGGTATGACCTATCAGTATCTTCATCTTGAACAATACCATGTTTTCTCAACAAATCGAATGTTTCTTCATGTTCAACAATACCTTTTCCAAAATGAATTTGAAAATTGACCTTTCTAAAGGGTGGCGCAACTTTATTCTTGACAGTTTTTGCCCAAACATTAATACCGATTACATCGTCACCATCTTTAATTTGCTGCCCTGCGCCTAGTTTAATACGAATAGAAGAATGGAAAGGAATAGCTTTACCCCCAGGAGTTGTGTCCGGATCACCATACATAACGCCTACTTTTGTTCTAATTTGATTGAGACATACAAGCAAACTATTTGTTTGTCCTATTACCCCTGTAATCTTTCTCATACCTTTTGAAATTGCCCGGGCTTGTAATCCGATACTTTCTTTATCATAATCACCCAGTAATTCTGCTTTTGGCGAAGACGCTGCGACACTATCCCAGATAATAACGACAGGAACATCCTTGTTCAATGCTTTTGCTTTCAAAATAGTCTTTTCAGCTAAATCAAGTACCTCTTCAGTACAATGTGTATCAACGTATACAAAGCGTTTCGAAACATCCACGCCAAGGTTCCCCAGATTCTCGATAGACGTTGCGTTTTCAGTATCTATATAAACTACAATGCCACCCATTACTTGTGTACTACGTGCAATCTGGGTGGCTATGTGTGATTTACCTATTGAGGGCGGTCCGAATATCTCTACAATACGACCTTCAGGGAAACCTCCGCCTGGTTGATTTGCACAAATATAGTCTAAAAGCTTAGAACCGGTACTTACCCAACGTTTTACCTGTGTTGGGCTTTCATCTTCAGAAAGATTATATGCAACTTTTGTTTTATAATCTTTATTAAGCGACTTTATTAATTGTGAAGTGAAGTCATCATTTTTGGCCATGTACATTCTCCTTTTACATGTAGATTATATAAAGTTTTTATTTGATTTTCAACTAAATATTATTGTTTACAATAAAAAAGCCTGCATTTCTGCAGGCTTCAAAACTTAAAGTTTTTATTTTATTAACTCATTAAATCTGAGAAAGCATCGTCTAAATTAGAATAAGTTTCACTTTCAGTGTTTTCTTTATTCTTGCTATTTGATTGGCCTCGTTTTTCTGACCAGTCAGATCCTTCACTTTCAGTTTCATCACTATTCAACCAATCATTAATAACATTACTCAATTCGTCATAAGACTTAAGAGTAAAAATATTATTAATATCAGGGATATTATCTATCCATTCTTTTGCTTGTTTGGTGTTTTTTGATAGAGGTGAAGCTTTACGTTTAGGCAATACTTCTGTTTTTGCCCATTGTTGACCTGGTGGTTTTGTACATTTTACTTTTACATCAGTTCCCGTTTTCAGATCTGTGATGTCACCATAATCCTCATCCATCATTAGCGATAGCAATGCTTGATATACCAACTTTCCAAATGCCCAAATTCGAACACCTTCTCCTTCTTCGCCTCGAACAACTACAGGTGCATAAACTCTCATTTTAGGATACA